GGGAGTACACCTACAACTGGGCCATCGTTCAGGCGGGCGGCACAAATATATCATCCGCAAACTCGAACGCGGTTGTCAACTTCGTCGACGGCATGGTCACGACCAACCTATGGAGTAAAGTCCCGATGATCCTCGCCCTGGGTGGAACCACGCTCAAAGATGCCCTGACGCCCATCAAGGGAATGTGGCAGATAAACGGAGGCAACACCTTCATTTTCTTCAATCCCGTGGCCAACATGAACAACAACTTTGTCGATGCGGACGTGAGCATCAACGGCATGAAGGGAGACGGGAGCACGAAGTACCTGAACCCTGGGGTCAATGGTCATCCTGGACTTTCGGACGAGTCCCCAAGCTACAATAGCGCGGCTCAGACGATCTACATGTACACCGCGGGAGTGGAGGCGGGTAAATTTTGCTTTGGGGGCTACGATGACTTTGCGACTCCGAATAACGGGATCTTTGGGACCGCAGGTTACAGCGGAGTTGGCGAGGGCGGAGCATTTGGCACGGGTGCGTCTCAAGTATTCACCAATACGGCTGTGCCCGGGTACATGACAACCACGAGGGTTAATTCGACCGAGCTCGACGTCTATATCGCAAGCTCCACGCTCGCGCACGGACTATATGCTCAGGGCACAACGGCAAACACGAAAGCGAGTCCAGATTTTAACTTGGCGGTCACTCTGTTTGCCATCTCGGAGCGCAATGCCGGCATACAAGGACTGACGACCAACACCATTTCCTATTACTCGTACGCTCCGTCAAGCTTCAGCGCGGCTGACTCCTCTAATTATTTTTGGCTTGTCGAAAACTTCCTTACGACGAAGGGAGGCGGGGCAGCTAAGCCATTCACTACCGACATAACGAACAGTGTGGTCCTCATCGGCAATAGCAAAACCCTCTACGCCCCTGCCGCCGGATCGCCTTCCTACCAGTGGCAGAAAAACGGGGTCAACATCGCTAACGCTACCCAAAGCTCGTACACGGTCGGGACTGCCGCTCTCTCCGACTTCGGGACCTACCAATGTTTCGCGACACTTTCCGGACGCACGTATGGATCCTCCTCCATCCAGCTTGCGACGGTCACAACCACAACCGTAAGCAACTGGGTTGTGCAATGCGCGGTCAATGGCGCGTCCGTGCTTTCCTCGAATACGATTTGGGCACAGGATCAATTCTGGAATGGACTGGTAACCGATGGACTTAGCTCCAAAGAAGTAGTCGTTAATACTTACGTCCCTGACAGTTTGACCGCAGCTCTCACCCCGCTCCTGCCTGGATCGGGGAGCGTGCTTTGGGTAAATCATAACTTCGTCTCCGGCGATCTCAGTGTGAACGGCCTGACCGGAAACGGATCGAACAAATACCTCGACACCGGCTTCAACGCCTCGACTGGCGTGAGCGTGGACAACGCTGGAATTTCGCTCTACGGGTACGCAACTACCTCGGGTGCATACCGGGATTGCGGAAGCTATGTCGTTGCGACTGATGCCAGTTTTGGCTTGCAGATGAACGCCTCGGACATTGCCTCCGGAGCAGCCAACTCAGGACTTGGCCAAAGTCCATCGGGCGTGAGCGTGCATCCTTCTCCGGGCAATGGGTTCTATAGCGGAAACCGCGTGAGCAGCACGGATCATCGACTATTCTTCGCCAATTCGGGATCGGCCTGGGCTCAGATCGGGAACAACAGCACGACAAGGACCGTAACTTATTTGAATGGAACGGTGGATGTTTTCGCCTCCAACATTCCGACGATCAGCGCGGACTACGAGCCGAGCGCCAGCACGATTTCCTACACCAGTTTTCGCCAGGGGTTAAGCACGAGCGACGGGCAAAATGAGTACAACCGAGTGCAGACGCTCAGGCAGGCCCTTGGAGGCGGATACCGATAAACTATGACCAACAAACACGATCCCGATGCAACAGAGGTTCAGCTTGGAGAGGTTTTCGCGCAGTCCCGCCAGAACGCGGAGCAGCTCGCGGCACTCGGCAACAAGCTCGACGCCGTAGTCATCGAATTCCGTCGCGCGATTGAGCAGACCTCCGAGAGAGCTGAGCGGATGTTTGAGCAGGTCCGACGCGCGGCGAGCCCTAACATGGGCAACATTTGGATGGGGATCGGCGTCGCGATTTCGTTTATCGCTCTCCTGGGGACCGCTTTTGGTTACGGAATCAACAGGGAGATTGGCCGGCTGGACGTTGGCTTCGATAAGCTCGACTCCAAGCTGAGCGAGCAAATCAAGCTCAACCGGGAGGACATTCATCGCCTCGAGCAACGGCAGTACGATCGCCTGATCGACGAGTTGAAGAACCCTCGGGCAAAACCCAATCCATGAGGCGCAACTGGCGCACGAGCCTGGGCGGAGCAATCGGCGTGTTTGGCACGACGATGATCGGCGCTCCGGTTGTCTGGATGGCCTCGCAATCGTGTCCAAAGTGGGTAGCCGTAGCCGCTTTCATCGGAGTAGTCCTCAGCGCAGCCGGAAGAGCAGTCACCGCTTTCTATGCAGCCGACGCCAAAGAGCTCGAACGCCTCAAGTCCTGCCTGCCCGAAATGCGGAAGCCCGCTACGGATCTGTTGGGTCAGGAAAAAGGACCGTAAGGGAGGTTATCGGCCTGAGAGGTCCCCGCTTCGCTATTGCACCTTTTGTAACAACACTCGGCGCCGAATTTTGTACAAACCCCGGCCGAGGAAACGAGTTGCTCCCCCTCACCTTGCCAGATACGCACGTAACCAGAAGGACAGGTTGACGGACTGGTACATCCGAACGTGCTTGAGCCAAAGGTCAGGAATTCCCCCTAGCGCCTGGCCCGAAGATGTGGTCAAACTGAAGAGGGCGCAGATTATTCTGCTTCGACTACTGAGAAATGAGCAACGAGCTAACACCGCAGCAAAGCGAGATCCTCAGCTACCTGGGGGAGGGTAAATCACCAAAAGAGATCGCCTTCACCATGGGTCTTTCTCCCAAGACCATCACGCACCACACCACAAAGCTCTACGAAATCACCGGGGCACGTGGACCGCGGGAGCTAACAAAGTACGCAAACCAGAACGGCTATGTGCGATCCGATAAGCACGACCCGATCAGCGTCGACCAAGTAGTCCTCGAGAGCTCTCGCGATTTTGCCGTCCTCCTCAAAAAGATGGCGAACGATATCGCCAACGGAAAGAACATCGACTCGCGGAGGGTGTCTGATATCTGCCAACTGACCAACACACTGATCAGTCTCACCCGGCTCGAGATCGAGGTCCACCGCGCCGGAGTCAGAACACCCTTGCTTTCCCGCGCTACGGGTGTAAAAGCCCGCGAATGAAAAAACTGATCGTCCTTCTCCCACTGTTGATTTTGGCCGCGTGCAAAACCGTGCCTCCTCCTTACCCTCCAAACCAGGCCTCCGATCTGATCGCGACCAACGGGCCTCCGATCCTCCCGAAGGTTCAGCGCCCGCTGATAACGCCTCTGGTTTCGACTGCCGGCAAAAAGCCAATGGAGCGTTACATCAAGCTTAGCTACCCGACCAACGCGGATAAGTTCCTATGGCAGCTTCAGGAGTCCGCAGATAACAAGGTCTGGTACACCATCGCCCCGACCGCGAAGGATGCCCATTACACGTGGGGGACAAACGCCTGGCAATACTGGTGGGTGGGTGGGCCCGGGACCAACACATACACGGTCTATATGACGAACAGTGTGGTCAAGTTCTGGCGTACGTACGGGATTCAGCCGTAAGAAATAGCTTGCCGGACGAAGCGGCGGAGCGTAAAAGGCGGACCATGAGCAAGATCGTTTCCTGGCTGAGCGGCAAAAAGACCTACATCGTTGGCTTCGCGGCTGCAATCTACGGCGCGGGCATCGGATTGGGCCTTTGGCAGCACAACGTCGCGCTCGACCTCGTCCTTGGCGGGACTGCAACCGTCACGATGCGGGCTGGCATTGCCAAGGCCGGAGACAGCTCAGCCGCAACTCAACCACCAGCACAATGAAAAATCCATTCGCCCTCTTTGCCGGCTCCGTGTTACTCGGAGCGGCACTATGCGCTTGCACCCTTGGCTTACCGGGGTGCGCGACTCAGATCGACCCTGCCGGCGTTTACGGTCCATCCGGCGAGTTTGGGACCAACAATAACTTTTTCATCCTTTCGGTCGACAAGACCCTGGGTGACTCCAAACAGACCCTCAACGCTTTCGTGACTTGGGAGCTCCAGAACCGGCCATCTCTGCCGGCAAGTGTCACCAAGGTAGCCGATACAATCCGCGACGAAGCCCCGCTTTGGTTCACAAATGCGTATATCGCGCGTTCGAACTACGTGTTTCTCTGGCGATCCAATCCCGGCGCAGCTTCTGCCGCAAGCAATGTGCTGCAGGCGTCGGTTTCTCAGATTTCAGCCCAAGCGGCAGCATCCTCCGCGATCACTAACTCAACTCACTGACGTATGGAAAACAATGTCACCCCTGGAGTTTCGGATCCGACTCCTACGACTCCAGCCCCCGCAGCAGCTCCGACCTCGATAATCCAAACCATCGAAGTCGACGGCGAGAAGCTGATCGCGTTTGTAAACAACGTCCTGCCCGTACTTGAGACCGCTGTCCCCGCCCTTGCTGCCGCCGGAGGTCCGGTCGGGCTTGGCGTGAGCGCAGCCGCTGCCCTGCTGCCTCTGCTCGAGCAAATCCCCATTGGACCGACCTACACCGTGGAAATGCAGCAGAATATCCTGAACCGAGTTCAGGCGATTACCCTGCTTGATTTCAGCGGTCCCCAGTGGAAGAAGAGCACGGACACGCAGAAGGCGTGACGCTGCTGGATTTCGTAAACCGCTTCCCCCCCGCCCGATGCCGGCTCCTGGCTCGGCGCGGCACCCATCCGTTGTCCAATGCCGATATCGCAATGGCCTCCGGGCTCTCGCGGGCGATGGTCAACAAGATATCCCAGCTCCGAAACTGGAATAAGGTGAAGCTCGAGACCATCCAGGCATTTGCGACCGGTTGCGGGGTAAACCTCATGGCACCACACGAGCGTCGGGACAATCGACTTGTGCGCCAGGGAAAAATGGAGTTTATGAGGAGGAGCAGCCCATCACAGCGACGAATGTACAAGCGTCTAATCGAAGATTTGCAGAGGCCATCGTGGAGCTAATACCTTTGACCCAAGGTAAATCTGCCGTTGTTGACGACGCGGACTTCGAATGGCTATCCCAATGGAAATGGCAGGCGCAAAAGGTCAGGCGCACGTGGTACGCCGTTAGAACATTTTGGAAAGACGGCAAATGCCAAACCGTCCTAATGCACAAGGAAATTCTCCATTCACGCGGTCAGGTCGATCACCGGGACCGCGACGGGTTGAACAACAGAAGAGGCAATTTAAGGGGCGCAACCCATTCCCAACAGCAGGCCAACTCTCGAAAGAGAGAAGGATGCACGAGCCCGTTCAAGGGAGTTACGTGGGACGCGGCCAGGGGAAAGTGGAGGGCGCAAATAAAGGTTTTCGGAAAGGGACGAATAATCGGAAGGTTCGCTACGGAAGAAGAGGCCGCAATGGCCTACGATTCAGCAGCTCTTGAACAATTTGGGGAATTCGCTAATCCTAACTTTTGGGAGCGGTCCGCGTGACGATCACGGCTTGCTGTGAGCAGTGTTCTAGCATGCTCTCGACACCGGCAGGTTTTGGGGGACCGGATGGCCTCCCCGGACCGCACCCTAAAGCCGGATACTCAGAGCAATGCTATCCCTGGGCCCCTCTGTCACCGCGGGCATGAGTTCGAGCTCCTCCGCGCACTCCATCAGCAGGGCGTACGTGAGCGCGTCAAAAATGTGCTTGTTCTCATCCTGAGCCACAAAGTCGAGTTTCCCCGCCCCCTTCTTTAGCTCCTTCATCATTCGGATGACCCCTTTGCAGTGAGCCGAGATATGCAGGCGGTTGTTGTGAAGGAGTGATTTCACGAGCTGGACGCGCGTGCGCACTGAGCCGGCTGGCTTGGGACAGGCCCGGAGGTAAATCCGCTTGTTGCTGGCTGCGTAGACTTGGAGGTATGCGTAGGTGTCACCGCTGGCGGAATATTTCTCGAGAGCCGACCGGTCCGACCAAGAGCGGTCCAGGCCGAACTTTTTGCCGGCGGTCTCCTCGAGGTTGACAATGAGCCCCATGAATTCCTCGGTAAAATCCTCATTGCTCACCTCTTCGCCCAAGACCTCGAGCTCGTCCAAAACGATGTAGTGGCTCTTGCCTCCGATGTACACGCGATCAAGGATCACCGCGGCGTGATTTGTGTCGCCAAGGTCCCATCCGGTGATCAGCTCGAAGCTATTGGGATGGGGATTGGCGTAAACGTGGTCCTTTTGATCCGGTGACTCAATTCCCCCAACCACGTGGCGGAGCGGGTGAAACTTACCCTTGAAATGGATGGATGCGTCCCCTTCCCCGTAGACCCATTTGCCATTGACGTACCGCTCATAAAGTCCCTCGTCATATGAGTAAGTGGCCTTGAGCTCGTCGAGCTCAGCCGGATCGAGAAACGGGTTTTCCTCGGGCTTGATTTCGATGAGCCCGAGCCCCTTCTGGAACGTGTAAAAGAGCTGCTCGGGCAAACACGGCCGCCCCCGTTCTTTGTTGCGGTCGAAATACTGCTGATAGGTCTGGATGCGCTCGACGTACCACACTTCGTAGATCCACGAGGCGTCACCCTCCTCGCCCGGATTGGTGTCCGCGATCCATTGCTGCTCATCCATTTTCAAGTGAGGCATGCGGAGTGACGGGAGCGCCACCGATAGGATCCGGCGATCCTTGAATTTGGAGAGCTCCGAAAAGTAAATCATGCTAAAACGCTGTTCCTTTAGCTTGGCTTCAATGTCCGGATCGTAATCCAGAGAGAAGAGCATAAGCTCGGACTCGCCCCCGTGCGCGTTGCGGATTCGGAAGTAGGGGGTTCGCGTCTGCCCGTCGACTTTGGGCCCAGGCTTCCCTTCAGCGCCCTTGGTTGTGTACTTGAAACCGATCTTGGCGTTGATCCATTCGGGCAAAACAATCGTGTGCAAATCGGACCAAGTCCCGCCCTCCTTTGAATTTTTCAGCGTGCGGGAAAACATCGCTACTCGAGCGCCCTTTGTCTCCCAAAGATGGCGGGCGATCTTATGCAGAACAGCCCAGGTTTTGCCGCTTTTTCGCGGTCCACAAACCAGCAGAGCGCGGCAGAAATTATTGAAAACCTCGAGCTGTCTCCCGAACAAATTCGGATACCAGTGACCGTGTGTATCGAGCGGCATGGCCTGCTTTTATACTTGCAAGTCCCCCAGCTCAACGCTAAAGCCAACCTCGATATGAGCAAACCATTGCATCGGATCACTCTTCCAGCGCATCACCCGGAGGTTGCGGCCATGGGCGACAACGACACCGCAGTCGTTACGGTCAAGAAAGTGCCCGAGCCAAAGGATATGCCTGAGATGCCTGGCGGGGGTAACGCCAAAGGCGAGCGCACCATGCCACTGACGCATGATTTTCATGTCATGGAGATCAAGCGGCACAACGCGCCCAAGGCTCAAGGCGGCTCAGCCAAGCGACCGACCAAGACCTCGCCGCTCGAGTACATGAAAGAGAGACAAACCGACGAAGCTTACCGGGGCTCGACTCGCTCCGTTAGCTGACATGGTTGATCTCGACATACTCAAGGCCCGCGGAATCACCCCGGAGTTTCTGCGGAGCAAGCTGTCCGGCAATCCGCTCACGTGGAACGCCTCGGAGGGACCGGTAGCCCTTTGGCAGCGCATCCGCTCCCGCATTCAGGAGGGGATGAACCGCAACTTCATGGATTACCGGATTTATCACGCCCTTGACCTCGCGTGGGAAACCCCTTTCCGGCAGATCAGTCCTACGCTCCTGGGTTACTTCATCGAAAAGGGCGGTTCGATCGAGGACGAGGACGTCCAGAAGATGGTGACAGACCTCGGGCTGACTCACCTCATCGATCAGGAGCTCGACCCCAGGACCGGCATACCGACAGGCAAAAAGACGTTCAACCTGCCGATGTTCTATAACATTTTCGTCCCATTGGTTCGCGCGTATGTGACGATCCGTTGGGCGAAAATAATGAATGACCGCCGGCTCATTCCGTTTTTCAAGTTTGACCCCGTCAAAGCGACCGCGGTCAACCGGCTCAAGTGCGGGGCCATCACCGACCGGATCCAAGTGATGAGTAACCAGTACGGTTACTATGACGTGATGAAGCAGGCCGTTTTGAAAATGCTTCACTACGGATGGTGTTTCCAGTTCCCGAAAGAGTCCTGGCACCATGAGGAGCAATGGAAATCTGCCGACGAGAAGGACGTCGCCATCGGTCGGGCTAAAGAGGTCGGGGAGAAAATCAAGGTGACGGTTAAAGAGGGCCTCCGCTACCACCATCCGCACCCAACCCGATTTTATCGCGATCTGAACCATGGCCCCTACACCTACAATTATGACACCGGATGCGAGTTCGGAGGGTATTGGTCAATCCGCCGGTACCGCGATATCTACAACTCCAATTTCTGGAACAAAGACCAAATTTCAGTCGGGCCAAACTCCCTTGTCGTCGACCACCGGACCTTTTTCGCGACCGTCTATTCCGCGTGTACGCTTGATATGCCCGTCTTGCAGACCTCCAAAAACGACGGCAACACCCTCCTGGCACAAACCGGGGCAGGGATAGGGGACATGGATCGCGAGAAACAGCTCGCGTACCTCTATTACGGGACTGACCACCTTGATCAGGGCGTCCTGACGACTGAGCATTTCGAGAAGCTCATCCCCAAGCAAAACGGACTGGGGGACTACGATGAGCCCGTTTGGTTCCGTTTCGTGATTGCCGGCGATATCTCCACGTTCCTCTACGCTGAGCCCCTGCCATATTGCCCGATCCTTTACCTGGGCTATGACGCCGATGAGAGCCGGACCAACAACGCCAGCCTCAGCCTGGAGATCCTCCCGTTTCAGGATCAGTTTTCGAACGTGCTCACGCAGATCATCCTAACGGCGAAGCAAAACCTGTCCAACATCACGTTTATCGACGAGGACCAAATCACCGCAGAGGGCAAGAGCGTCATCAAAAACCTCGGTGAAAAGATTTTCCGGAGCCTCAACTTTGTTCCGTTCAGCGGCAAGCAGGCCGTGCGGGCGCAGAACAAAATCCAAGAGGCGGTTATCCCGCATGCGCTGCCCAAGGGCAACACCGCAGAGCTAACCAATGTGCTGAAAACCATTCTCGACGTACTCGAGCGAGTGCTCGTGATGAGCAGCCATGAAGTAGCCCAAGCGGCCAGTCACGAGCAGACGCGCGAGGAGGTCCGGAACATCGCCCAATCGACGTCCACGCGGCTGCTCTTCACGAGCACGCCCGTTGACATTTACCGGGACGCCTGGAAGCGCCAGCTCTACAACGGGCTCATGGCTTACGGCGACGAGGATATCTATGCGCACATTGCCAGCGATATCCCGCTCTCCAGGCCCGTTCTCGAGAAAATGGGATTCACCCTCGACGGCGAAGATGAAGCTCACCTCGAGATGGACCGGCACCGACGGATCCGGGTGAAGAAAAAGAACACGGCGATTGAGCTTTGGGAGATCGCGGCTACGCGAGACGGGGATGACAGAATGAACGATGCGCAAACTGCCCAAGTCATGGCGCAGCTCGTTCAAACCCTGATGGCCAACCCGATAACCGCCCAGGCCATCGGATCACAGCAGGCGATTGAGCTGGCTAACAAGATCGGCCAGCTCGCGGGCCTGGACCGGGACTTCGCGCTGCGCGACGTCACCCCGGCCGGCGCATCGCCACAGCAGCAACAGCAGGCCGCACAACAGCAGTTGCAGCAGGTTACTCAGGCTGTGCTGAGCCAGGTCCAGAAGGTCATTAAGCCATTGGCCGATCAGGCAACCAAGAATCAGCAGGATATCGCTACCCTGGCTCAGGCGATCTCCGGCGCCCCGCATCCAGCGAATGAATCAGTACCCTCACCCATACAGGGACCTATCCCAGTCGGAGGCTCTTAAACTTTTCCGGAAGAGGTTCTTCGAAAAGGTAAATAAACGCGGACCCAAGAACGGAAGACTTGGAAGATGCTGGCTTTGGACCGGCAGCGGATCGCGCAGACTCCATCCCCGCGGATATGTTGCACACTGGTCAGGAAAAGGTCAGATCAACGCACCTAGAGCCGCATTTTTCCTTGAAACAGGCAGGATGCCGCGAGCCAACGTCCTCCACAGATGCGACAGGGGCCTATGTGTACGATTCTCTCACTTTTTCGAGGGGACCCAGGTTGATAACATGCTGGATGCCTCCAAAAAAGGCAGACTGAAACGGGGGAAATCGTGATCCATCTTAACCCCATGCCTTTGCCGGAGGTCCAAGCTAAGGCCGTCCGCGATTGGCTCAAAAATCCCGCCTTCGATACCTTCGTGAGCTGGCTCGCTAACAAAGCGGCAGCTTACGCCGCTGAGTCGGGCAATCTGATGATGCGCGGGACGGCTCCCGACAAAATCGAGGCCGAGCGCAAGGCCGATGAGGGCCGCAAGTATGCCGAGGCATGGGAAATCATGCTTCAATTCGCGGATCGCAATTTCACGCCAGAGCTGACTCAACTCACACCCCGACCGGTAACCACCAAACAGGAGAACTGAAACCATGGAAGTAACCTTCACCCAAAGCAAAAAGCCCGAGCCCATCAAAAAGCCTGACGAAATCCCCCCTGGCGGACCGACTGCGGCCGCCCCTGAAGAACCCGCTGCAGGCAGCACGCCTGCCGCGCCCGCGGCTCCGGCAGCTCCGGCGGACCAAGGACAATTGGCTTACGTTCCGACCCCTGACGAGGTAATCCAGAACACCCTCGACACGTGGTCAACGATGGGATGGGGGAATCCTCCGGCCTCAGCTCTCCAAAAGCCCGCGGCAGCAGCCCCCGCGTCTCCTGCTGCACCCGCTGCCGCGGCACCGGCAGCACCCGCTGCCCCGGCCGCTCCGGCTGAGCCTGAGCCCGAGATCCCCGAGCCTGAACCGCTCACGCCTCAGGAAATAGCCACTTTGACCGCCAGGGAGACCGCTCGAGAAGTCGCCAAGGTCCTCAAACCGGAGACCCCGCCCCCGGCCGCTACTCCGCCCGCGCCAGCATTCGAGATGAATGACTCGGACAAGCGGGACATTGCCGCGATCCAATACCTCGAGGCGACCAATCCGAAGTATGCCGGCATGACCGCTAAGTACACGGACTACGTGAAGCGCCACTACGAGTATTACGAGAGGTGGGTAACGGAGCATCCGGACGAGGATTACAACCCCGACGCGCCGGAGCATCAGGCGTTTTACGACACGCAGCCGCAGATCGACGGTGATGACCTCGAGCAAGCGCGGATCGACATGGCCGCTGAAGCCAAGGTCAAAGAGCAGATGAAGCCGATCGAGGAGGAACGCGAAAAAGCGCGTAAGGAGCAGATTCTCGCTCAGGCCGGCAATCAAATCGTGGCACAAATCGACCGCAACATCCTGGCCTTCGTCGATGCCGTGGACCCCGAGCTCGGCAAATTTGTTAAGGATGCCAACGGCAACCCCGTCCTTACGGAGGAAAACGTCAATAAGATGGACGAGGCTCACCCCATCGCTCGGGAGGTCCTCGACGAGATCGTCAAAGGAGAGCTCGAGCCCCTCATTTTCGAGCTGGAAAAGACAACCGTGCCAGGCCTGGGGTATCGGCTCAATTCGCGCGAGAACCCCGCTCATGCGGCGATTTGGAAATTCCTATCGGCAAAAGAAAAGGCCATGGCCGAGGCCCCCGCAGCTCAGCGTATCGACGAGAAGGGGCGCCAGTGGATCAGCATCGATGATTACACCGCCCAATCGAATGCCATCGCCAGGGACAAGACGCTCACAAACCCGCAGAAGGAGGCGCAGCTCTCCGCCCTGGACCGTAGTTTCTGGATTGTCAGCGCGGACATGCTGGAAAAGCTGATGGTCGATTTCTACGCCAAGAAAGCTAAGGGGATAATAGACAAAAGAGTCGCTCAGGCCAAAAAACTTCTCAAAGTGGCTCCTGGCGGCGGAGCTCCGGCGGCACCACAGCCCCCCAATCCTCCCCCGGTTCCTCCCGCGCCCGCCGGAGGAAAACCTCAGTCGCCCGCTCTCGGGGGTCAGGCTGATCTCGTAGCCACTGGAGCCGCGGGCGCTTCAGCCAACAAAAAGTATGTAGACGACGCCATAACCGTCGCCTTTTCGAGATGATGCTTTCCGCGCGACGGGCGTGCTAGAACCGCCCCGAGCCGGAAAGCAATGAGACGAAAAACTGTTGGTATCGGCCTAGTCTTCCTGGCCGCGTTCCTTCTGTGCCCCATGTGGGCTCTCAGCGCCCTTTGTGCTCTGCCGTTTCTGGCGGTAACGAGCACGTCGCGGCGTTTTCAGGACACTCCCTGCACAGTGGTTGTGTCGAATAACTTCGACACGCACGGCACCATCACGCGGGCGAGTGTGGCTCACCTCACACCTACGGACCTTGAAAACCTGTTCCGACCGAACGGGCTTTTTGCCGATATGGACTCTTGGTTTCGAACGGCCTTCGAAATGAAAGCCTGCGGAATCAAGGTCAACGGCATGTACGACTGGGTTATGTCCAGCCAGCGGAACATGGGCAGCTTGCTCTCTTACGAGAAAGTTGACCGCGGTCCGTCGCTGCTCAAGCCATTCGTGCTCGGGCGCCAGGACTCCGTTGTGAATAAAGAGTTTTGGGCGATCTCGACGGGCTTCGCTAACTCGGCCTATACCGCCTTGGTCACCGGTCCCCTCACCGTGGCTGACAAAGCCCTCGGAGCAGGGTCCGACCGAGTTGTCCGCGTGGTCAGCCGTTACGGGATCGACATGGATCCGAACTGGTTTGTCGACAAAGACCGCGTCCACATTTTCGGGCGCATTGGCGGCCAAACCGTTATCGGTCAATGGAAAGTGCTGGCTTCGGAAGTGGCCGCGGACTTCAGCTATGTTGACGTCCTCATCACCTCTGAAAATGCCGGCTCGGCGACCCCATACGATCCGACTCCGACCGCTGGCGTGCTGCTCAACGGCGGCAACAACGTCAACGACTATGAGAGCTGGTGCCATAACCGGCCTACGTTGGATCCCCGCAAGCGCGTGCCCTTCTGGTTCCAAACCATCCGCCGAGGCCGGCGCGTGGACTCGGAATATAAGAAGGTTTTCGCCCGCCTGATGGAGTCGAACGAGTACTTCCGTCAATTCGGTGACTTGGACCTGGCCGAGCGTAACCGCCAGGACGAGGAACTTTGGCAGCGGAGCTGGCTCAATAGCTTCTTCTATGGAAAGAAGATCAGCGCCAATCAAACCCTGTCCAATTGGCAGAACCTCGAGCAGATCCTGACGGTAACCGGTGGAAGCGTGGACCCTGGCACGGGCGGAAAAATCATCGCCTATCGGGCCAACATGGTGGGTGTATTCGAGCAGCTCCTGGCTTGCGACCGCGTTCGCGACTTGCAAAACCAGAGCCTCAATCTCTACGAGTTACTCAAGGAGATTTACAACATCATGCGTGCTCGCAAGAGCCAGGGGAAGGTTGTCGACACCATCGATATCTTCACCGATAACCAGACGGCGGCTGACTTCGAGTCGGCAATGATCAGCTACTACCGCAAGGAATACGGCGACATTGTCCGTATCAACATCGAGGAGGGCTCCAACGAGCTCGGCTTCTACTGGCGGAAGTACAAGGTCAAGTTCCCCGCCGGCCTGACCATTGCCATCGTTACTCACGAGTTCTTCGATGACATCCTAAACGCCTTCACAACGGAGAATATCGACTCCGCGGGGCGCATGATGCTCATTCTGGATATTGGCAAGCCTGGACCTAAGGGCGGTACGATCTACCCCGGTATGATCGCCACTAACCGTAAGGTCCGGACCTTGGGCGAGATCGAGCAATTGGCGCGAATCGACCCAACTTTTGCCTGCACGATGGAAAACATCACTGAAGAGATCACCCTCATCAGTGAGACCTGTACCGCAATCGTGGAGTGCCCCGCTAACTCAGTTTGGATCATGGGTGTTGCGGCTGGACCTCCGACAACGGTCGGCTACACGGCTAACCCGTCCTATTCTAACCTGTACTGAGGCAGTAACGGGTTAGGATGCTGGATCCTCGGGCCTGCTCTTGATCTTGGGGCAGGCCCGTTTTATTTTCCGGGCCATGCACTACAAAAACGGCAGAGAAGCTAAGAACGGTGACAAGGTGGTTGTGTTTCCCTCGTACGGTGCCCCCATCGTTGGGATCCTTTACGATGCAGTAGCGGGAAACGATACCTGTAACGGAAAAATCGCGGCAACCTCCCCAATTGACCCGATGCCCAACCTTCAAGAGTGCTTGCACTATGACGACGTCAAAGCTGCATGCGCCAATCTTGCGCCTCAGGGATCAGTAACAACCGGACCAACTACCGGGACCGGTAGCGCATAATTTTTTACTCGTTCTTGCTTCGGGCAATGAGGGACCCGAGGCGCTTGCTTATAGAGCAAGGTACACGAGAGGGGCCGGTCGGAGTTCACTCTGGCCGGCTCCGTGTTTTTTTGCGCTTCCCATTCCTGGCGCTCGGTTGTAAGAGTCTGCCCCATGGCAGCTCGCTATTTCAAAAAATACAGCCCGGGTACTCCGGCATTCATCGCTCCCAACGGCTCTCACCAGGCCATCACATTTGACACGTTCGACCACGTGCTCGGCTACTACGGCACGGAGGACGAGGCGGTCCAAAACGAATTCCTCCGCCTCATTCGAGAGCAGCGGGGCGGGATCACCGAAATCAGCAAAGAGGAGTACGACGCCGAATACGCTCAAAAAAAAATGAACGGGGAAGAGAGAACCCTGGACCCGTGGAGGGAGGAGTTGTCCAAGTCGGCGGGCCTCGGATTAGTAAACCGCGAAGTCGTCGCGCGAGCTGGTGGGGCAAGCCTGGATGCACTCGGTGTTAAAGGCAAAACCGACGTGCGCCGAGGCGCTCTCACCGTGGCCGATCAGGCACCAGAAGAACCAAAACCAACCAACCCCGCTAAGGCCCCCGAGCAACCGGAGTTCAAACCGACCTTAGGCCAGAGAAAACAAGCGACCAATGTCCCGCGACAAAACAATAACCGTAGGCCAGCTCAAGGCTGACATTCGGGCTCAAATTTGGGCCAGCGGCGAGCCGGAAAACCTCGTCAACGCCCATAACGCTCACTTTCAAGAGGCGTTTGCGCAGATCGCCAAGTGGGTGATTTGCGAGCGGGAGGACAACGTCAACGTCATCAAGTTCGAAAAGACCTTCTACAAAAACGGGATGACTGTCATCCCCGCCCCGCGCGGTATTGTTCAGAGGGTTTTTACCGTCGCTAACGAAAATTTCACGGACCCCGTTTACGTCCGGCAACGCCAATGGCCGGAGCCCGAATCCTGGGCCCGCAACCTGTATCTTTCGCCCCTGCCCGACTTCACCAAGGCCGGCAAGCTACCGGTGGGCTTCGGCTACGCAAGCGCGGACAATGACAGCCTGTACGGCCGAGCTCGTACGGCGATTTGGGCGGTTTACCAGAACAACATTTACATTGCTCCCTGGATCCAGAGCAATGAGTTGGTAGTCATCGAGTGGAAGGGCATCAAAACCAATTGGGAGGACAACGATCTCATCAATCCGGAGGTGATGTACCGAGCGGCGGTCAAGCTGTTCGTCCAGTATGCGCACGAGCGGGATTACGGCTCCATGCAGGAGGCCCTCGCGTTTCATAATCCCGTTAGCCATAACGGACTTTTCGACGAGTCGCTCGGAGACCTCATCCACGAGTGCCGAGAGCGGACCAAGACGCGCGACGAGTTCCCGCAGCACAACGAGCGAAACCGGCTCTGCGCGGAAATCAGCGACGATGCCTTCATTGCCGGCGTTACCGATTTGGTCCTGGCACACCTGGGCAACGGATCGACCACGGGCGAGGATCTCGACGACGTCGGCAGGCTCGTCCGGAACTGGGGACCATCGGCCATCTTTGGAGCTGGCTGGATCAATCACGTCCTGACCGACTACGACGCGACCGCGGGCGACCAATTCCACGATTACCTTGACCCCTACAGCGGAGACAAAGGGGACGGGTCCGACGATGGCAATGCGCTTTGGGCCATACCGACGCAATTCGATTGGGACCTCGACGCCCTGACCACGTTCAAAGGCTACTTCCCCCTTGGCGGCAACAAGCGGTACTACTCGGCCACAATCGGGGACTGTCAATTTTTCGTGCTGGATACGAGCTCGAGCGAGCCCGACGGCATCACCGCCGGTAGCACGCAAGGACTTTGGCTCCAGGCGGGCCTCGCAGCATCAGCGGCGATCTGGAAAATCGTGGTGATGGACAAGGCCCCCTATGGTTCGCTCTACAGCGACGCGAATTTGCAATGGCCGTTCAAGACGTGGGGCGCGGACTTGGTCATTTGCAGCCAGGCGCTGAACTACGAGCGGCTCGACATTTCCGGTCTGCCGGTGATTAACGATGGCCTGGGAGGACTCGGTCCGTTCCAGCCGTTGGGCATTTACGCCTCGGCAGAGACTCAGAGCAGCTACGCAGCCAAGGCCGGAGCTCTGCGCATGACGGCCAAAGACACCAGCTTCGTAGCGGAGTTCTGGACCAAAGACGGCGAACTGATCGACACGCTTGAGCTGAGCAAATGATTATCGTCGATGAGAAGTCCGAGCCCATAACTTTCCCGATCGTACGGGCGTCCTCCGTTATCTCCAGGGCTGAGCTCAGCGGGGACAATGACGCCGACAGCCTTGTTACTGAGGACCTCATCCAATGGCTCGAGAGCTCCGATTTTGACGGCAGCGGCGACGGGACCGATATCCACCAGTGGACCGACAAGACGGGTCTGCTGCATCACATGACGCACGGAGTCGGGAATGCTGGCGGCATCAGTGGATCGGACATCTCCCCGACGGTCGACCAGACCCGAAAGCTCAACGGGCATGCGACGGTGCGGTTCGGAGGCAACCAGGTTTTGGTAAGTTCCGCGGGCCTCTTCATTCCTCCCTCTGGGCTGACCGGCCTGGAGATCATCGTAATCTACAAGCTGGACGCCAATCCACCGCCCGCGGGTCAGGGCTCGGTTTTCAGCTATCAACGCACAGCCAACATTTTCATTTTCAGCCCGTTTTTTATTTGGGTCAGCAACTCACCCAACCAGCCAGTCGGATCCATCTTTGCCGGCGTCGGCACAACGGGCCATTGGATGGAGCCCTTTGCCAACGGAACCGACCAAACTCTGATGACTGGCAATCTTGACTTGGGAGTCAGCCCTATTGACCCATCAGCCGGATTTGCCGCTTACAACCTGGCGGCAGCGGCGGACGGGAGCTCATTCAAGGCCTGGATGAATTCGAATAATTTTGCCTCGTTCGGGATGGGGCAATACACGTTTCGATCCAGGGGCACGCTCGAGACCACTTACACCCTCGGCGGGGCAATCAATTACGGGCTTGGCGGATCGTTCAATTACACCCATTGCAATATCGCGGGCCTTTACCTTTGGAGCAGACGGCTAACTAACGATGAGCGGGCCCAGGTTCGGAGATATCTCGCGAACTTGTGGGGAATCGCATTTTAACCGATGGCCAGCCTTTACACGATCTATCGGATCACGAACCTGCTTAACGGCAGGAAATACGTAGGGCAGACCATCTGCACAGTGGACCGCAGAATAATAACACACCGATCCTCTGCAAAAAACGGATGCAGCATGATCGTTTGCCGTGCTATCCGAAAGTACGGATGGGAAAATTTTCGTGTGGACGTCCTTGAGTCGGGACTTTCACCATCTAACGTCAACGCCAGAGAAGAATTTTGGATTAACAGCGAACGAAGCTTGGTCCCAAATGGCTATAATGTCGGTTCCGGAGGAGCTCTCACCGAGCGTACACGAGAAAAAATAGCCAACTCTAAAAAGGGGAAAAAGCTGAGCGAAGCGACAAAATCCAAAATCTCGATAGCTCACTCAGGCAAGAGACTGACCGTGGAGCACCGGCGCAATATAGGGAGGGGACTCGTGGGCAGACCGGTCAGCGCCGAGACGAGGCGTAAGATTTCAGAGTCAAACCGCAAACCCAAAAGCCAATCTCACGTCGAGGCAATGGTCCGAGCGTGGGGTAAGAGAAAGGAATCATGTCAAGCCCCGTAACTCCCGCGGAGTTCAAAGCGTGTATAAGTGATCCAAGCTCCTCGCTTTGCTCGAATTTTGTAAACACACTTCTTAAATTGCCGGTTCTGATTTGGAAGGTGATGAACTATTTGTTCGATAGCTCCGGCAACCCGACAAAGGCTTTTGTGAACCAAGTCGCGCGGCCGGGGGACTTCATCTTCTCGGGGTGTACCCAAACCGAGGACGGCACGCGACTCCTTTGCGACGGGCGACAAGTGGCACAGGCAACCTATCCGGACCTCTATGCGGCCATCGGGGCGACGTATGGGACCGCGAGCGCCGGCAATTTCAAGCTGCCGGATTTTCGCGCAAAATTCCCGGTCGGGATCGGCACGTTCGACAATGCCGGCACGGTGTCGGTCGGAACAGCTTTGGGGGCCGACCAGGTAACGCTAGGCCCGACAAACCAGGGTTCACTGGACGTCACCATTACTGAGGACGATGGGGATGCGCAGACAGGGGTCAGGGTATCGATTGAGACGCTCGAGATAAACGGGACCACATTCGGTGATGCGGGGAGCCTCGGGACTCAGGGACCAACCAACGTGAAACTCAAGGATGATGCTGATCCTTTCGACATCATCCCGCCCGCGCTTGGGGTTTACGTTTACATTATTTGCTAATGCCACAGGCACCGATCAAACCGATTAGTCCTCTAACCGGCACGCTGGATCTCCGTTCCATTCCGGACTTGCTGGACTCCGGAGGCGTGCGCATGCGCCAAAACCTTCAGACCGTTGGGGCGGGGGTCCTCCGGCGCGGGAGCGGCTATCAAAAGCTGCTCAGCGTGGCCAACTACAATAATTCAGATTTTCACGATCAGTTAATTGCGCTCTCGAGCGCCTCCGGACGCCAGCCGGTGACAATGCTATTCCAGGCGATCAGCACCAATGGAGTGCGCTCGCTCCTGGCCGCGACACAGCAGACCGTTGCTCAGCTCGACGTCCATTCCGGCGGGTATCGGATCCTCGGGTCCGGATTCGGCGGGACCTTTTCTCAGGATGCCACAGCCCCGCGGTTTCACGCCGCCCAGGTGGGGGACTATATCGTGCTGACCAACAATTTCGATAAGGTCCAATACCTCCGGCTCGAGCAGGCGGCGGATCCAGACACCGGAAAGTTCCTCTACACCATCGACGATCTCGACACGATTGAGCTCTCCCGAGCGAAGGTGATCTTCTCGTGGAAAAATGTGGTGTTCCTGGCCAACGTGACCATGGAGCAGGAGAACGTCCCGTACCGGATCGTTTGGTCGGATTACAACAACCCGCTCGGGTTTGATCCTGCCAACCTCCAATCGATCACCGGATTTAAGGACCTCTTCACTTACGAGCAGATTTTAGCGGCCGCCCCCGTCGGCAACTCCATGTTCATTTATACGACTCATGGAGTTTGGGAGATGATAGCGGTCGGAGGGGACCAATCTTTCGATTTTCGGCGGGTCTACGATGGGGAAAAGAACGAGCTCAAGGGGGTCCTGGCCTATCCAAATACCCTTTGCCCGATCAATGATCTCCATAGCTACGTCGGACATGACGGCATTTACTTCTTTGGTCAGTACTACGTTGCACCAGATCGACCTGAATGGTTGCACCGCGCGAGTGCGGTCCTCATGCAGAGGATCGACTCAAACGCTTGTGACGCTCACGTCGCGACCGCTTACGGGGACGAGGTCCTTTACTCTGTTGCCACTGACCAGGCGACCAACCATTGCCCTGACTATACGCTTCGAATCAATAAGAAGTATGAGGTTGCGGACGTGGTCGACGACGGCTTTTTAGTGTTCGAACAGTTTTCCCCGATGGACGTCCCGACGATCAGGGACTTTATCGTCGAGAATGAGATTTGTAGCCTTGCTGGCCTGGCCTCCGCCGGTTTCCCGTACGGCACCCAGGAGCTTCCGCGCGTGCTTCCATCCGGATCAGCGCCTTTTACACCCGACCACATTTACACCAATGTCCCCCTCGAGTACACAACGGGATCTCACGTCGAGGACTACACTCAGCCCAATTCGTCGGTTCACAGCCTTTGCGCTTTGCTCGGGAGCGAGCGCCTGGATGAGATATGCAGGACGTGCAAAGTCCCGCCCAAGCTAATCGCGGCCTCTTCGGTCGACTGGTGCATCAAAGAGCTCGGGGAGGTGTTCTACCGGGAACAGTGTCAAAATTTTTCCGCGACCGGGACCACGGACTCGAATGGTTACACCGCGGCAATCGGGAGTTACCTCCTGCAGCCGATCACCTCGATAATCCGGTTTGCGCCGGCATTCGCGGAGGACTCACAGGTCTGCATGGAAAAGATCGAGCTCAAATTCGTTCCTCAGCCACAGGACGATCCGCTCGATGTTGTGCTCCGAGTCGGGATCTCTTCCGAGCCGGCAGACCCAAACACCGGAGAGGGGATCGTGTTTTTCCAGCACTCGGGCAAGCCCATCAAATACAACACCGCCAAGGATCAAGCTCAGCACCTAGCAGACGGCACAGTTCCGGACGGGCGGGCGTTGTGGCAGCTCTGGCGCGAGGGACGATTTCTCTATATCGAGCTTTCGATCACCGGAGTCGGAGGGGACGCCCTATTCTCCAAGCTCAATGTGGGCATTAAAGCGAGCGCCCGGAGCAAGAATTGCTGATGGCTACCAATCCCAATTTCGAGGCCCTCGTAGCCGCGACCCCCTCCAGTTTCGCGGCGGACTTCCGCTTACGTCCAATGCCCAAGCTGAGCGATGCCATGGCTAAGGGCGGTACGCTCAATCAGATATTTCAGGCGCACGATCAGGCGATGGAACAATGGAGGCAGGACGCGGAGCGGTCCGTCAATGAACGCATCACCCAACCCAACAACCAGCCCCTGGGGAAAACAGCCGCCTCCACTTCGACCCCGACCACGAGCCCGAGCGCAACAGATACGACGCAAGGCGTAACGGGCGTTACGTCGGTCAATGGCAAGCAAGGCGAGGTCGAGCTCACGACGGATGACGTCCCGTCTACCGCGACCAAGCCCTACATGACCGAAACGGGATGGCTGAGCCTGTTCGATCACGATGGCTTTGCCAGGAACATTATCCCCGCGACTGATACGGTTCACGTTCCGCCGAACCGAAACGGGGTAATTGCCGGAGGTCTCACGATCGAGGGAGTTTTGAAAGTCGACGGTACACTCGTAATCCTATGAGCACTCAAATCATTGGCGACAACCTCGTAGTCCCAGGCACGGCCACAATTGGCACCGCAACCATAAGCTCCCTGGCTCTGCCTCTGACCAGCACGGCTGTTGACTACATCGCGGACGTACACGACGAATTCATAGAGGTCACAGCCACAGGCAAGACTGTTACCCTGCCGGCAGTCGCCAATGTGCCAATCGGCAAGCGATACCTGATCAAGCTGACTGCGGTCGGTACATCGACCGTAGCAGCCAACGGGGCGGAGACAATCGACGGAGCGGGGACCTTCAGCATCACCGCGCGATATAAATTCGTGGAGGTCGAATCTAATGGTACGCAGTGGCTGATCCGCGGTCAAAACTGATGAGCATTCGGACGGCAAATGGCGATGACGTCATCATCATCGCCCAAATGCTCCGGCGGTTTTACTCCTCCCATAGCCCATACGGAATCAGGTACGATCACGCCTCTTGTCTCCAGACCGTTCTGGACACCATCGCGCGAGGCGTCTGCCTCGTCGGTCAGAAAAGCTGCGCCGGGGCGCTCCTTTGTCCATTCCCATACAACCATGAGGCGATAGTCGCTCAAGTGGTGTTCTGGTATATCGAACACCGGAGGGAGATTTCCATTTTCGACGTGTTGGTCTGCCGCTGCCGCGAGGCCGGAGCGACTCATATCAACGTGGCAACCGTGGCGCCGAAGCACGTCGGCAAGCGGTTCTACGAGGTCCGCGGGCTGAAGCTTGCCGAGGCCCAATACATGGGTCCACTTGATTTGGCTTGCAAGAGGGGCGAAAAGTCGTAAAAGAGCCGCAATGGGCGCAATTGGCGGAATACTCAGAGCAACGTCAGGACCGGGGCAGTATTCGACCGTTAGCTCGGTCAAGAATCAAGCCCTGGGCGGATCCATCAATTCGGCCATCGGGCAGCTCCCGAGCTATCAGGCGAACATTAACAACTCCCTCGGGACCTTCACTAGCAACTGGAATGCTGCAACTCCCACAACCCGCACTCAGACGAATCAAGAGGTCGGTGCAATCGGCCAGTTCTACAACGGCGCGATGTCCAACCAGCTCGCGCAACTGCGCCAGCAGCGGCAGCAGGCGACCAACGCCGCGGCGGACGTTGCAGTCCAGCAGGCGCTCAGAGCTCAAGACTCTTCTCGGCTGACTGGTTCCGGAGGCCTCAGCAGCTACAACACGCGGCAGGCGATGGCCGCGACCACGCCGATCCGGGTTCAGGCTGCGCTCGACAATGCCAACCAGGCACGCGCGGACTTGGGTTACGTGACGGGCAACCAGCTCTCACTGGCCGGTCAGCGTGAAGCTCTGACCAACGCTCAGGCGCAAAGGGCGCTCGTGCCGGCTCAGGCTCAGGGATCGCTCATGGAGCAACAGAACCGAGTGCTCGGCGGGCTGGCGAATGCCGACGAGGCCAACACGTTTTACGGTTTGCAGAAGTCCCCCAATATGTGGGCGGACGTCGCGGACTCGCTCGACCAGGGAATTCTGAACGCCGCGGCCATCTACGGATCAATGGGCAACCCTGGCATGGGCAAAAAGCACGGCGGCCTAATTCGCGGGCCCGGGACGGGGACGTCCGACTCAATTCCAGCGCGTCTATCGACGGGGGAATTTGTGATGCCTGCCGACGTTGTGCACATCCCTGGCGTTTTGCCACTGCTCGAAAAGCTGCGTCACACTTACCACATGCACCACATCGGTAAGCATCAGGACGCGCTCAAAGTCCACCTGAAAAACATGAAAGAGGGGGGCCGAACCGATAACGCTGGCGTGCCTGCCGTCGGTCAGGGATATCGCCGAGGAGGAATGGTCAGCATGAACCGCTACGCGGATGGGGGACTTGCCGGATCGGCGCAGCAACTCGGCGCTCGAGTCGACGCTGACCTCGCTACCCAGTGGGCTCAGCCCGCGATGATCGGCGGGGATATGTTCGGCGGCGGGGGATCGGGCGGAGGCGGCGGAGGCGGAGGTATGAACCGGAGCCGTTTCGGCGGCAATGGCATGCAGACCACACAGTCGCCATTCCTGAATATGTCCAACTGGAATGACGTGCCGGAGCAGTGGAAACAGTACGCCAATGAAATGGCGGACAGGTATTCCAACCCCAACTCGCCTCATTTTATAGCCCCTGGAACGTATGAATAAGCGCGAGGCGAGACGCCAACCAGTAGACGGACGCATCCCTCTTACTCAGGGATTTTGGGCTGAATGCGATCCCGAGGACCTTGATTCGCTCTCGAAACACGCATGGAAGGTCTATTTGAAGCGCGGCAAGGTAACCCACGTTGGTAGAACTGTGAAACTCGAAAACGGGCGGCATGGCGTCCAGCTTATGGCTACAGCCATCATGGGCGAGAAACCGGGACACATTCACGAGCATCGAGATCGTGACCCGTTAAACAATCGAAGAGGCAATCTCCGATGGGCGACTCAGCGTCAAAACTGCCAGAACCGAAGGCGGAGAAATTCCCACGGATTCCAGGGATTAGTCAAAACGCACACTGGAAATTATGGCGCGAGCATCACGGTAAATGGAAAGAGACTTTGGCTCGGCGTTCATAAGTCTCCCGAGCTCGCAGCCCAAGCCTACGATGAGGCAGCGAGGTTACACTTTGGAGAATTCGCATGCCCTAATGCCGTTGGAGAGGAGGTCGTATCCCGTACATTGTAGGAGATTCTTTCGGAGGGGTCCAGGCCGCTCAGACGAGCGAGGACC